CTGCATGCATGCGTGTTGCATCGCTCTCATGATTTGTTCTGCGACCTGTGGGACGATCGCGTTCCCTGCCGCTTTGAGGGCGGCATTTCGCCATCCTCTAGGTCGCACCAGTCCTTCGGGAAGCCCATCATCCATAGTGTAAAGGCAGGTTGCAAGCGCAACTTCACGCCAGTCATCTGCCCATGTATAGGGAGTCTCATATTCTCTAGTATCTCTGGATTGCTCAACACATAATTGGTTGCTCCCTTTGCTTTCCAGCTTTTGCTCGTCCTTCTTGTAATATGATCGCTGGCCGATGTTGTGGGCAACAATCCAGACTCTATCTCTCCTGTGCGGCGCACCGACGGCGACAGCTGGAATAATAAGCGGTTGGACTTCGTAACCTTCGCTTTCCAAGTCAGTGCACACTGTTTCGAGAACCATGCCTTCGTTCCAAGTAACGAGGCCACGCACGTTTTCAGCGATGACCCAGTCTGGTCGGACATTCCTGATGATTTCCAGCATTGGAGGCCAGAGGTAGCGGTCGTCTGCCGTTCCTTTTCTTCGTCCAGCGTGGGAGAAGGGTTGGCAGGGGAAGCCTCCGGTGACGATGATGATGTTATTACCTGTGCCAGTGTTGGACTGAAATCGCTCCGGCTGTACCCCTCCGTCTTGTTTGCGCGTGGTGTCGGCAACAAGGTCGGCGATGTCACCGTAGTACGTCGCGTCTGGCCAGTGCTTTTTGAGGACTGCGGTTGGGAAGGCTTCCCACTCGCAAAAGATGTGTCGTCGTTCATAGTCAAAGAATACATTATCGAGTGCTAATGAGAACCCGCCAATCCCCGCAAAGAGGTCATAGTGTGTGATTGTCTTCATGGTTTTTGTACACCTCTCGTACTAGGGAGATGGCGTCGTCGATAGCTTTGTTGTATTGGCACACGGGGCAAGTGCTAGTCGAGCCGTGAGCGTATTCGTCTAACTTGCTGTGTCCTTCCCCAAGTTCATCCAACCGTCTAATGAGTTCGTCTTGTAGGGAGGTCGTGGGATCTCGACGTGGGTCCATGTCACTTCTTTACGGCGATGATGTTCTCGATTGGAGCAATGATAAAGTGCTCGCCGTTGAGCTTGAGCTCGTCCACTCCAGCATTTGAGAACATGACCGTGTCGCCGACTTTGAGTGGCGACGTCTTCTCTGTGAAGCCGCCCTTTGCCCACTCGCCAAGGAGATAGGGGGATACCGCAACCACCGTCGCTATTGGTGACTTCTTTTTTTCACTCCCTGCGACGGAATCAGGAATGATAATGCCGCTTTTCGTTTTACTCTCGTCCTCCTCCTTCGTCTTCCTTTGCAATATCACCCTTGGCCCGTGAGGGAGCCACGATAACCCTTTCGTCTGTTGCTTTGTCATTGTTTTCTGATGCGTTTTCCCCTAATTCAGCAAGGGCTCGACCCAGCCACATGCGTGCCTCAATAACTCGCTGTTCGGAATTGAAAAGGGCCCCGGTGACAATGTCGCCCCACCCATGCACGTTTTTAAGCGTGAGAATGAGCTCGCTTATTGCGTCGAGGTCCTTTCGTGCGTTCCTGATTGTTTCTACAATCTGCGCGTTTGAGGGCTTTTTCGATGTTGTCGTTTCTTCTGCCATACGCCTAGTGCTCTTTGTGCAGTTCGGGCACGTCAAACTTGAGGGACGCACGCATATCGTGCGCGTACCCTTTTGTGTAGAGGAGCGTGCGGATGGCCTTTGCCGTCCTGCCCTCCTTACCGAGAATCTTCGGTGCGTCTTTCGGGTCAACGTGCACGGTGAAAAGAACGCCCATGTCGTCCTTCTTCGCCTGCACGGTCACCGCTTCCGGAACCGCAACGAGACCTACCACAAGTGCTTCGAGCCACTTTACTGTTTCGTCCATAGTTCTCTCTGTCGTTACAATTTTGCTAATCACCCTCTCGATCGAAGATGTTGCCTTAAGTGTAGCAGTGATGAAGTTTTAAGGACAGCGCGTTCGTGTGGATAATCAGAGCGTCCAGCACGCCCACATCCAGTGATTGCCTTTTGCAAAGTGACTCGCCATGAATGCGAGTGCAAAGTCCGGGTCTGTTGCCTGCTCGCGCGTCACGTTCGGATGCGCTGGAAGGTGTATCTGCGCCAAGCCCCAGCTGTCCTCGCGTCCGTTTGGTCCGTCCGGGTCCGGGACGTAGCTCTGTATCTTCTCGTCGAATGTATTTCCTGTTTCGCAGGCCACCACCCGGTACATGTCGCCGTATGGCACGCCGTACTGCTTCGCGTAGTGCCGTATTTTCGCCTCTACCGCCGGCGTTGCGTTGTCAGTGGGGTCAGGCATCGCTTCGGGCTCCCACGCCTCCTCTGAGGGCATTTCTGCCTCTTCAGGCGCCTGTTCTGCCCGCGCTACCGAGAGCTCCACGTGTACCGGAGGCGGTGTCGCCTCTATCCGGTACGGCAGGAGTGTCGCGCTCGCCACAAATGCGAGCGTCAAGAGTGCCCCGCTTGCAATGCCTACGAGGACACCTTCTCCGCTTTGGCGCCGGTTTGTTTTTCCCATCGTTTGATGATGACGTCGACGTAGATCGGATCGAGCTCCATACCATAACAGCTCCTCGATGTTTCCTCCGCCGCGATCAGTGTTGACCCGCTTCCAAGGAAGAGATCGAGCACGATGTCGTCTTGTTTTGTAGAATTCCATATTGCTATGCGCACGAGTTGAAGAGGTTTCTGCGTCGGATGATCGTACTTCGTGTCGCGTTTTAAGCGCCACACGGTACTCTCACCTTTCTCTTCACGCTCGAGCTGTTTTTTAATTCGCTTGAGGAGTTGCTCGTCGGTGAGCTCCTCCTTCCATTCAGTGTACTCTGCGCGATCGCCGTAAAAGGGCACCTTCTTGCCCTCCCGCGCAACGTACAGGATCGGTTCATGCTTCCAGCGGTAATCGCCCCATCCCATTGAGGCGACCGCCTTGACCCATATGATCTGATTCTTCACCTTGTAGCCGTTCGCGTTCAGTGCGTCTTCGAATTCCCGGTGTGTCCGGCTCGCGTAGCAGACGTACGCCGGCGCCATCGGTTTTGACGCATGCGCCATCATCGCAAACGATCCATTTAAGAGCTGCCGGAATTCCGACTCGCTCATGTTGTCGTTCATGATTTTGTTTGAGGTGTTTTTGCCGCGTCCCGAGTAGTCGACGTTGTACGGCGGATCCGTGAAGACCATGTCTGCCTGCACCCCCCCATCAGTGTATTCACGTCCTTCGGATCGGTGCTGTCCCCGCACATGATGCGATGTCGTCCGAGTTGGTAGATGTCGCCCCGCTTTGCTTTCGGCTTCTTGATCTTCTCTGCCTCTGCATCCGCGTCGAAGTCATCGTCGCCGTCGTCTTGCTTGAAGAGCTCCTTCAGCGTCTTGTTATCGAACCCTGCCTCGAGGAGCTCGTCGACGTTGAAGTTATCCTTGAGGAGGTCGCGCTCCCACCCCTCGCGCATCGTCAGCTGATTGTTTGCCACGAGATAGCGTTTTTTCTGCTTTGCGGTGAGCCCGGTGTGCACAATGACCGGCACCTCCTTGACGCCCTTTTTCTTGAGCGCTTCGTACCGGCCGTGCCCGGCAAGTATCACCATCTTTTCGTCCACTTCGATCGGATCTAAGTACCCGAGGTCAGTGATCGATTTCTCGATTCCTTCATCCCAGTGCTTCTTCGGATTGATCGGGTTCGGTTTGAGGTCGTCAATCTTCACCCGCTTGAGTGTTAGGTCTTTTTCTTTCATGTTCGTTAGTTATTTTGGCTTGCTTCGCGGAGGTATCGGTTTGCGCGGAGGCACCTCCGGTTTCGGTGTTTTCCGTGCCCGCGACTCGAATGTAAATCCTTCGAATCCCATACCCCCTATTGTACCCCAGCGATGCCTCGCTCCTCGAGCGTTACCAGCGCGTGGGGGATTTCGCCCGGACCGGCTTTTCGCTTCGTGACGCGTGCGTCTTCGATGTTCATGTCGTTGTCGTATACTCCCGCAAATTGCAGGCAGTCCATGATCGTGGTGAGTGCGCCGTCCACGTCCCGATTCCGTTTGTAGACGAGTTCCATGTCAAGCGTGATCGGTCCCTCCATGTGTTTGATCTTCTGTCCGATGACCTCGACCCACACCATTTCCTCGTAGTCGCGCACCACGTCCGCTTTCAGGATGCCGATCCGGTTCCCCGGCATGTGGATCGCCCGCTGCCTGTTTTTCTTCGCCGGCACCTCGCCCGGGAGCCGTATCGTTTGCTTCATTCCCTGATTGTACCGCGTCAAAGAGTCGCCCCTGATTCTCCGGCTCTGCATGCTGTTCGCATTTTGTGCAGAGCGCTCGCTTTGCGCGTTCGTGTGCGAATGCAATTCTGCTCTTCTCGCATCCACTGCACGTGTACGGATACACGTGGCGCCACTTCTTGTTTCGTGTTTTTCCCATGCTAGTCGTCAGCTGATTCTGTGTCGTCAGTGCGGTGCTCTTCCTGCGCCGGCTTTGCTACTTTTGCACCCTTCTTCGATGTTCGACCGAGTATCGAAGCGTACTTTTCTCTGCGTATCTCGAAGCCGCACTTGCACGTCAGCATCTCCGGATGCCGTACGATGAGCGTTCTCGCAAATTCACCCCAGCACGACGGGCACTTGTTTTCCTTTAGGTTTTTCCACGTGAGTCCCATAAGCTTGCGGTTTGTAGACAAGTTTCTCAATTTTTGCTGGCTTGTCGTCCAATAAATGCACATTTGTCCAGACAAGATCTCGAAGGTTGTTGAGAGCGTCAAAGAATCTCTGCGGGGATACCTGACGAGATTCCATAATTTCATCCATGACTTCTGTCATCTCCTTCGCAGAGTATCGCGCTCCCTCGATTGCTGACACTTCTATCCTTTCTACTCGCCCACTTGATTCCCGACCAATCATTGCAATGATTGTCGGTTTCGATCCTCCGCCTTTTAGGTAGTATGCCTTGCCGTTCAGTGCTGCTTTTAGCAGCATACTCAAAGGTTCCGTGCCCATCATCATCTCCTCAGCGTTTTGCAGGATAACTTCTATGTTTTTTGTCGTTGGTTTGATTCCTTTCTTGACTTTCTTTGTTTTTGTTTTTTTCATACTTTTTCAATTTTGTACCCAGTAATCGTAAGTCTGCGTGGGCGCCCAGTGATCGGTATGTTTCTATTAATTCCTGTCACAAAGGCGTTCAGCATGTCGACCACTACTTTGCAGTTGAAGCACCTGTCGCCTATCTCTTCACCACCATTGCTGTTGCGGTGTGGTATGCCGCATTCGATGCATTTTTTCATGTTGTTTTTCCTTTGGTTTTTAATTCCTCAACGTGCCGGCATTTCTTCCGGTACTTGAAGCCCGGGCAGTCGCAAATCCAATCACCGCCTGAGGGTCTGAATTGTTTGTACTGCACGCCGGCCCGGGTCTTACTGTCCGCAGTCCCTGCTATCGGCAAGTCGAGGAGCTTTTCCTGACCATCGAGGTATGTGCTTGAGACGCCGAGCGACTCGCGCATCGCTTTGTATGTTTCAAAGCTCGCCACGACCCGCGCTCGCACTTCTCGCTCAAGCTTGACCATGTACTCCTTTGCCTCGCGTTCGTTGTCCGGGAGCCAGTATCCGTCTACGTCGGCCAATATCGGCGCCCAGCGCAGTGTGCGCAGATCGCGTACCACTTGGCGGATCTTCCGGAGTGTCGTTTCCTCTGTCCGGGAGTCAAACTTCGGATGCCCGCCAATATGTGGCAGTGCTTCCGCGATCGCTTTTTGTGTTACCTTTCCGTCGTAGTTTTTCCATTTCGTGTGCAGGAGTCTGAGCACGTCCCGCTCCTCGGCAGGAATCTCGCTCCTGCCGATTGCCACGACCTGATCGTTGATTTTCTGCCTAAAGTCGTCCATATCTACTTTTTTCGGATCTCAAAAATCACGCGATCTTTGAGGTCTTGCATCAGCGTTGTGCTCATAATGTCGACCACAATTCCTGCGACTATTTCAGGTGTTCGTTCCTCAAGCTTTTTCTTCGCTTCAGCTACCAGTACCTCTGCCTCCTTCGTGAGCCGATCCTTGATCGCCGTTTTTAGGAATTCCGGTAACGTTGCCGTGCTATTTTGTGCCATAGTTTTTGAGTAAATGGTTGAATAATGCTCCCGGTTTTCTGCCTTCCTTGGCGCTCCCGATCATCAGGTGCAGTGCCTGTGCGGTCAGCTTTCGAGTCCTGCCGAGCCAGTACTTGAAGCGTTTTGTGTCTGTGGGGTTCTCACGCATCACCTCGCGCATCAGTCGTTCGACTGCGTCCGCCTTTGCGCTATTGATTCCACCCTTCGTTTTGACTCGCACCTGATGCGCTATCCCCAGTTTCGAGTCCTTGAGCTGTTCTCCGATGGTTTTAATCATTTCTCTCTTTTAATACTTATGTTTATTATTATGCCCTGTGGACATCGGGAGAAGTCGATTTTGTGGATTTCTTGCGCTCCAATACCGCCTTCCCGACTGTGCACACTCTGTGGATAGCATGTGCTCCATTAGGGGACTTCTCAGGCACTCATATTTTGAGCCGTCGTTTCCCCAGTGCTGTTCCCTAGTTTTCCCCATGTTATCAACAGGTTAGAATGTCCACGTTTCTATCGACCTCGGCTCCCCCGGTTCGGGCTTTCCATCGAAGATATCGGGAGCCACTTTTTTGATTCCTTCGATGATTGTCTGCTTTGCCTTTGCCTTCCGCATCCTGCGGACTCCCGCGAGCACGGTCGTATGGTCTTTTTCGTAGATCTCCCCGAGGAGTGTGTAACTGTACCCGAGGTGATCGTGTGCGACGAACCATATCGCGTGCCGTGCGTCCGCTATTTCCCGGTCCCGGCGCTTTGACCTGATGTCTTCGACGCGCACGTTTGCTGCCTGTGCGATGACCTCCTCAATTTTCGCTATTTTCAGTGGTGTCTGCATGTGCCTATTTCTTCAATACGAACCCTTGTAACCGCACCTCGCCGCGGAGTGCGTGGTGCATGAAGAGCATGTCGCCCTTCCCTGAGAGCTTCTCTGCGCCCGGCTTCCCGAGAATGATTGTCGAGTCCGTTGCGCTCGCTGTTGTCAGCGCTATCCTCGTGGGGAAGTTGGCTTTGATGAGCCCAGTGATCACATCGACCGACGGCCTTTGCGTTGCGATCACCATGTGGATCCCTGCCGCGCGTCCTAGCTGCGCCAAGCGCACCATCAGAAGCTCGACGTTTGCGTCTGCTCGCTTCATTTCGTCGTCGGCGTCGCTCTCCTCGAGCATCTCGATCAGATCTGCCTTGGTGTAGTGCTCGATGACCTCGTCAAGGTTCCCGAAGCGCTTCTTCGCCTCCTTGTAGAGCCACGCCTTGCTTTTTGCACCGTAGCTCATTCCGCTCTGTTTCTCTTCCTCAATCTTCGATCGGATCATCAGGTCAGCGAATTCGTCGACCACGCATACCACGTATGGCAGGCGCTTTGTTGCGTCGCGCTTGCTCGCGTTGTACTCGGCGATGTCCCGCTTGCCTGCCTTCTCGAGGGTCTTGTAGCGTGACTCCATCTCGTCTGCGAGGTGCAGGAGCGCTCGTACGGCCTCGTTGTGGTCGAAGATGATCTTTTCCCTGAGGTGCTTTACCTTGCCAAATGCCGAGAGCTCTACGCGCTTCGGATCAATGAGGATCAGCTGCATCTCTTCCGGTGTCATCTGCTTTGTCAGTGTGCCGATGAGTGTGTGGAGGAGTACCGACTTTCCGGACCCGGTCGTCCCTGCAATCAGGAGGTGTGGCATCTCTCGTAGGTCTACGCTCACGGCTTCTCCGTTCACGTCTGCCCCTACCGGGAGCTTCATCGTCCCCGGATTGAGGTCTTTAGCCCCTAGAACCGCTGCCGCACGCTTTTCGTTCTCCACTTCGACTCCTACCAGCTCTGTGCCCGGAATCGGCGCCACAATGCGAACCTCGCCCTTTGTAGCGAGCACGCTGGCTATGTCGTCCCGGTGCTTTTTGATCGTGGTCATTCTCACTCCCGCGCTTACCTTGAAGCGATACTGCGTAAACGATGCGCCTGCTCTTGTTTCAACAGGCACCACCGGGATGCCAAATTCCCCGAGGCGCATCGCTATGCGTTCCTCAGCCGGCAGGTGCTTATTCTCTGCCCGCTCAAGGCGCGATGCCACAAATTTCTTCGAGACAAACGCCACGTCGCGCACTTTGTGGATCACCTCGACGTCGCTCATGTCCGCGCTGATCAGTCCCTGCGCGTACAGAAGCCCCGCCTGCTCTCCATCGAATGGGTCGCTAAGGTTTGGCAGGAAGATCGGATCGCGCTTCAGGTATTCGACCACATCCCTGTAGAGGTTGTAGAAGAATATCCGGTACGGCTCATGGTCGAATGGCACCGCCCAGTCGCGTATCTGCGGGCTTCCGTCCATGTTTTTCGTGCGCTTGATCTCACGGAAGACTACTCGGTCCGCGGTGATTCCTTTCGCTGCCATCAAAAGATGGAAGAGGAATTGCGCCTGTACAATCTTGATGTAGTCCTCCGTTTCGTAATCTGTGAAGCTGGTCACGAACTTGGTGTCGATGATCTCGACTGTGCCGTCCTTTTTTTGGTGCACCAAGTCAGGCACACCAGACGCTGGGAGCGGAAGCATCTCGCCGTCCACTGTCTTGAGCTCTGCCGTCATTTTCTCTTCGCACATGAGTATCTCGTGGTACGTCGGCTCTTCGGCGAAGTAAAAGTCCATCGCTTGCGCGTAGCCCTTGAGCATTGCCTCACGGCTCCCTATTTTGCCGTAGTTGATGAAGTCATCCGAGTACATGTCGAGGAAGCGGAGCCCCTCGGCGACCGCCATTCCTCGAGCTTCTGTCCGGTCTGTCGGCACCGCAATGTCCGGGTCGCCCCCGTAGTAAACTTGCAGCGCCTTGTGTCCGGCTTTGCCAATCATTCCGCTCACGCTCATCTTGCCGTCGTATACCCCGAGGATGTCCCGCATCTTGAAGATCAGCGGGTTCCTGAGAAGTTGCGTCAGCGACGAGTAGTTGAGGTAACTGATCGGCATCGATACCTGCTTTTCGTTATCCATGAGTTTCGCTGGTTCCTTCAGGTGTGTGGAGTGCCGCGCCGACCGCCGGGCCACCTGCGTCTAATCCTGCGCCTTTCATACCCTCGCCCTTGTAGTCCTCCTCGATTGCCTTGCGAATCTCCTTTGACTTCGGCAGGAGCTTTGCAAGCTGTATAAGGCAGGTTTTCTTCCACATCCACAGCTCGGGATCCTTGTCACTGTTCCATGGACTCTCCTTCGATGCTTTTGCCTTTGAGAGCTCCTTGATCGCCATGATTTCGTCCTTGCTCATCACCTTGAAGACTCGTCCGCCGTTCGTTGTTTCAACGACTGCGTAGACGCCTATCGGCTCCCCTTTTTTCTTCCCGAACTTCGTTGGCACGTGCACGAGGCGCGTGTCCAATCCTTCCGAGTACTCGAATTCCTCGTTGTCGTGGACGATGAGCGCCTTGATGCTTTTCACCTGTTCAGTGCGCCATATCAGCGACACGATGCCCTGATACCCCAGTTGGAACTTCGCCTCGTTTCCGTAGGGGATGATGTACGCCTCGCCCATGACTCCGCTCGGCATGAGGCGCAATTGAGCGCTGATCATCAAAGCCGAGAGGAGCGACGTGCGGTCGCACTCGAGCAGTTTCGGCACCTTGCGGATGTACTCTACCGAGCTCGTGAGGAATGCCATCGCTTCTTCCTTGTTGCCCCGGTAGTAGCTTGTGATCTGCTTCATGTACTCAGGCGCCGCCATCATTCCTCTGACCGTGTCGATCTGCGTCGGAGGTTTTGCGTTCGGCTTTGTGACTCCGTGAGTCGGAAGCTGTCCTTGATCGTTCATTGTTTCGTTCGTTTACTGAATAAAAAGCCGGGCAGTGCTACTCCCCGACGTTGCAGTCAGGCACCTCGCCGTGCTCCATGTACCACGCTTCCGGCGTCGTGCCGTACTCGCGTTCTACACATTGCTCGTAGGTTGCCCACGCTGCTTCTCGCTTTGCGTCTACGTGCTCGAAGTAGAAAAACGAAGACCATAAGATCCCCGCTACTCCGACCGCTGCAAGCGCAGTGATCGCAAAACCTTTATATTTTTGTGTTGCCATTTTCTTTGCGTTACTATCTCTCTCTGCTAATGCTCGACCTTTACATTTCCTATTCTAAATTATCCCCACTTTATTCTCAATGGCTCCACAGTGTATTCACAGTGGATAACTTGTGAAAGCAAAAAACCGCGCAGAATGGCGGTTTTTTGAGTGGTTTACCCCGCGTGGGTTCCTAGATCAAATGAAACGGTCGAGAGGTATCCCCTCGTCCCGCTAGCTTCTTCGCGTTGCCGAGCACCATCGCGTTGCGTGCGTGTTTGACGATGCCGGTTACCACGAGAGCGATGATTCCTGCCCATACGGTGTCGCCGAAGTGAGTGTCGATCAGCGCAGCAAATTCAGGCGATCCGAGGACGCCAAGAATGCCGAGACAGATCAATGTGCCTGCTTCGTAAATGAAAGCCGTAACGCGTACCTTGATGAGTTCGAAGTCCATATCGTTAGAGTTATTTTTCTGTTAATTCTAATGCGTGCAGTGCCCCAGTGCACGAACGTTCGTGTGCGCTGAGACGCTTTCCGGAGCCGAATCGCTTCAGCTGTTCAGTCAGCTCCGTGAGTCGTGCGATCATTTGCATGATCACTTGAAGGACTGCGTCGCGCTCCTTCAGCACTTCCTCCTTTGTCTTCCCATCGGGAGCCGTAACGACCACCGGCTTGTACTTGATGAGAAGGTCGAGGAAGTGATTGTCCGGGATCCCTGTGCCGTAGCAGTCCGTGCTTTGGTAGAAGCGGTGTGGCCGGACACGGTTCACGGACAGGTCAAGCGTCGTCCCGGGAGCGACAAACAGTCCCCGCTTATTGCCGTTGATCAGGTCGTGAAGGAATTTCGTGATGTCTTCTTCCATCTGTTTTGTCAGCGGATCCACTGGCGCGCTCGGATTCGATAGCGGACGGCGGTTATGGTTGCCGATGATGCAAATTCCCACCGACCGAAAGTTGTACCCTATCGTGTGAGCTGTTTCTTCTCCGATTGCCCGGGTCTGGATGAAGCTTCGATCCTTCGGATCGTACACGATCGTATATCCTATAAAGCATGGTCTGCCTGCAAGCTTCATAAATTGCGACGGGAATTCCGGCCACCGCGCTTTGTGTGCGTTGTTGATATATTCGAGCGTGAGATGTTTCGTGGATGCAAAGTTATCCTTCCCGAGACCTCCCGCGTGGTGCACTACGATTGTGTCAATTGTGTAAGGCATATTCTGGCTTCCTTCTTCCGTGCTTGATGTGGCAATTATAGCAAAGAGTCCGGCCGTTGGATATGTCCCAGAGCACCACGTTGTTGATAGCTTCCTCAATGCTCGTTATTCCCTGCTCAAAGACGATCTCTGCGAACATTTTCGGGTAGTGGTCTACGTGAAGGTTTTTGCTCCGGATAGGGCAAATTTGGCACTTGTAGTCATCTCGTCGTAGGATCCGCGCGTGCCATTCCTTGTATTTGAAGCACTTCCGGATCGCCTCGAAAAGAGGAGTATTGCCTTTTGTCAGTGCCCGCCTCACACGCTCACGGAATTCTTCAGATCGCACCTTCCCTATATTTCCAGCCCCCATCCTCTTTCTCAAATCCTCGGTATAAACTCCTCCGCCAACGTTCCAAACGCTGTAATGGAGTTTCTTTCCCTTATTCCATGGCGTGCGGCACTCACGGGAGCAAAAAACTTGTCTGTCAATATAGCTGGCTGGCATAAAAATCTCCCCACAGCCAGCGCACGGCCTCGGCTTCACTTTCCCCTTACCGAGCCAGTATCTTGTCGGATTCCTGAGTTTTGCCTGTCGCATCTTCTCTCTTGATTCAGCCGATAGTGTCCCTGCTTTATAACCCATATTGACAGTATAACACAAATATGCTATGTTTACTAGCATGAACCACTGGCTTTGGATAATCCCACTCGTGTTCGTCAGTTACTTGATGTTCGGCTTCTATGGTGCGTTCGCTATTTTTGGCCTAATAGTTTTTATCCAATTCTGCATCGCGTGGATCAAAAGCACTGCCGAGTAGTGCCTATTTTCTTATTCCGAGAAGCGCTTTGAGTGCTGCGCGTTTTGCTTCTACGTTCTCACCCATCAGGAATTTACCAGTGCCCTTTGCTGTTCTAAATAATACATTACCAACGTTGCCTGAGGCAAAGTCTACAGCACCCTCGATTGCCTGTGCTGCGTCCACTGTGCCACGAGCCACCTGCCCACGTAGTGAGCGCGTCGCCTGTGTCCCGAAGACGTCCTCGAGCATATCAGCAAAGATGACCTGATTGATCACATCCTCGTCTACTCGGTATCCGTACTTTTTAGCGGTCGCCTGCATCGTGTTTATAACCTTGATCACGTCCCCGCGGTTCGGGCTATTCGACAAAATTCGGGAAGCCACCTGCCCTGCCTTAATGCCCGCGAGTGGGTCGTTCACATCGAGCTTCTTCCCGAACACAGCGTGAAGCTCATCCAGCTGATTGATCGTGTCTGACAGGATCGTGTTCACGGCGTTGTAGTCGGTGAATTGCTTGTCCAGCGCCTCGTCGACGGCCCGGCGCCACCCCTTGAGCAGGTTTGATGCCTCTCCGGTCAGTCCTTCAGTGCGCTTCCCATATTCCACGTTTGTGTCGATGTAGCGCTTCACGCGGTGCAGGTCGAATGCGTCCTTGGCGCCTTTTATGCGCTTGTAGACGTTTTGGATCACTTTCTCGTTGCCCCCGAGACCCTCAAGGGTTGATCCTTCAAAGTTGATCCCCTCATCGCCCAGTGACGCACCTATCTCAGCGAGGTCGTCGTCCAAGCGTTGCGTAATGGATCCCTGTGCCACCACCTGCTTGCCCTTAAGTCCTGCGGCGATGTCGTCGAGCTTTGCTGAGTTCTCCTTCAGTGTTTTTGAAATTGCTTTTGCCGGCTTGAGTACCGTTTCGCCCACCATGTCCATCGGTCTATCAATAATGCGCTTATTCTCGCTCGCCTTTGACGCCAGCTCGTACATTTTTCGTGCCTTTGCTTTGTCTGCGTCGCTCATGGTGCGCACGATCGCAACGTCAGCGTCATCGAAGCCCTGCCTGATCGCTTCTCGAGCTACCTTGTCTGTTTTGAGGTTTTTGGGAAGTACAGCTTCCACACGTGCCCCGGTTTCCTCTGCCTTGCGCGTCAGTTCAGCAATCACCTTTTTACCTTTCCCGGCTGCTCGTGCCGCTTCAACGGCCGCGTCTGCTTCCTTCTTCGCGTTTATTGCAGTGATCGTTTCTTCAGGTATCTGATACTTGCCGAGCTTTGCGTTTGTGATCTCCCCGCTTTCAATCAATGCCCGGAGCTCTGCTTTGCGCTGTGCTCGCCCGGTTAGCGCTCCTGATACTCCGCCAGTAACACCGCCGAGTACCCCGCCTGCCACACCTCCCACGACTGCTCCTGTTCCGCCTTCGAATAGGATCTCTCCGGTGCTCTTGTCTTCCTGTGCAGCTCGCGCTGCGCTTGTTGCCGCGCCGAATCCAGCGCCCAGTTTTGCCCCTTCCTTAGCGCCCCTCAATGCACCTTTTGCGAACGTCGTTGCCGCTGGCTTTACGATCGCCTTGCCTGTTGCTGGCAATGTTCCGAATGAGATGACGTCGGTCGCTACGCCCGCCGCCTCTCCGAGTACCTGTTTTGTGCTTTTTTTGACAGACGGCACCAGTTCCTCTACCTGCGTTCCGGGAGCGCTCGCTCGCCTCAAGAGGCGCCTCAGGTTAGTTGTATCCTCACCCTTTGCCTGCTTCTCGCGGATTCGAGCCACGATGCGCTTCTGCATGTCTGTGCTTCGTGCGCTCTCCTCCTCGATCTGCTTTGTCGCTGTTGGTGCAAATATCGCATCAGCGATGCTCTCGCCGAACCGCTTCTCGCTTTGAATAATTGCACTCCCCACTTTCTTCGCTGTCCCGAGTATCTTTCCGCCTAACGTTTCGGGTTTTTCTTCTACCGTTGCCACTACAGGAGCGGCGGGAGCAATGCCAAGTTGTCGTGATTTATTAAAAAGAGAACCCCCGACGGTCTTCCCCTCGGGTTTTATTCCTTGCTCCTTTGCTTTTTCAAGTAGTGATTTTGCCATGTTAGCCGTTGATGATCTCGAGGATCTGATCGTCGTTGTAGCCCTCATTTCGGAGCTGGTCGACCTCGTCCTCCGAGTATCCGGCTTCGGCGGCTGCCTGCTTCACAGGGTCGCCACTCGTCACTGGCTTGAAGATTCTCTCAGGGTCGAGTCCCGAGTCTTTTGCTATATCTTCGTAAAAGCTACGCGAGTCTGTGTAGATGCTCTCCGCATCATTGAAGAGGCGGTTTGCAATGTCGACCATATCCTTTCGGTTTTCGTCTGTAAGCCCAGCACCTCCCTTGAGGAGTCGCTCTGTGTATCCTTGTGCGCGTGCAAGTGCACTCTGCCCTTGGAACGATCGCGCGTACTCTCCTTCCCGCACCACCGACGTCGGATCAAGCATTTTATTGAAAAGTGTCACGAGTGCTTGGTCAGCGGCCGCCTTTGATCCAGCTGATGCGTTTTTGTCGAGCGCCGCTTTGTATGCCTGATTCGCGCTTCGGTAGCTTCGCTGAAGGTCGCCGAATTGCTTCACCTCAGGAAGCTGATTGAATTCTTTTCGGAGTGCAGTTTCATCCTTAGAGTTGTCCTCTGGTTCCTTTGGCTTTGCCACGTTTACGCCCGAGAGAAATTCTATCGACTTTGCTTTTTCGTCTACCCACGCAAGGCGACCGTCAGGGAATTGCTGGAGTTTGCTCTCGGCGCTTGGCTTTGGCGTTCCTGCTTCTGCCTCGAGTGTCTTGAGCTGTCCGGTCTTTGGGTCCACGCCGTACGCGAGGATTTTTCCAGTCGCTTCGTCGTAGCGGTACTGGTAGCTGGTTTGCAGTTCCTTTGGTCGGTTTGCGTTCATGTACGCCTCAAGCAGGACTTCTGATCCGAGTCCGGTGTCTTCGAGAAGATCCTTGACGTCGTCCGGATCGAGGTCGTCCAAGGTGTAGCCCGCGGACCCGAGCGTTTTGATGTCCTCTATCGCCTGTGTGCGGTTTTTTTCTAGGAATTCGAGGTACTTCTCCGTTTCGCCTTCAATGCGTGAACGCTCCGCTGCAATGCGCTCATCTGCACGTTCGTCAATGCGCGTGTAAATTGCTTGAATTTCTGCACCCTTCTGTGCCTCTAGTTGACTCACAAGCTCGGCATTGTATCGGCTTGTCTTCTCTCGCTGTGCTTCTCCTCGAGGCGATCCTGACAGTCCCCCGCGTGCGCCTATTGCGCGTGTACGCCCTGATCGCTCTTCTCCTCGCTGTCGTTCGTTTCCAATAAGCCCTGCGTATACGTCCTCTACGGCTTTGATTCGTGCCTGCATCTCTGCTGCCGTTTGATTGCGGATCCTTTCAGCGTCTGACTCCGTGAATTCGTTGGGCTTCTTCATGAATTCGCTCTCAGGCGTCGTATACCGCCTCACAGAGCCCGATCCGGTCGTCCCCTCGACTGGATTGCCGAAGACGTCAAATCCGGGCTTCCCTTGGCGTCCTACGCGCTCTGACATGGCCTCCGGGCTCTCTACCGGTGCATTCTGTGATAGGTAGCGGTCTGCCACCTCCTTTGTGCCTGTTGCCACACGCTTCCCCTCGTCGAAGATCTCGTATGTTCCGAACGCTGTTGGTGTTGTGGTGTATCGTTGTGCCATATTTTTTACCTGTAGAAGTACGCAGTCCCGCCCCCTGTGCTACCCGATCCAGTAAGTGTCCCCGCGGCAGGATTCCACGTGATGGTAAGTGATGCGGTCGATGAACAGTTTCCAGTGCCAATGTCGCAGTTTGCGACCGTGCCTGAAAGAATTCCCTGACGTTTTAAGACTACCGTGTTGTGGGTCGTGAAGTCAGTCTCTGAGCTGTTTATGTTCGCAATAATTGTGTTTGTGTAGGCAGGGACTGCAATGGATCCTCCACTGTTGATTGAAGTCGATACCCCTAAGTACTCATCAGCTCTCGAGGTATCAATGTTGATTTGAGTCGACGATATTGCTTGGCCCACATAAATTGCTGCGGTTCCAACGGTTGTACCTATTGTGCCAACGGCGTCTTGAACATAGTATTCTCTACCAGCAGTTAGTCCAGTAAACCCGCCAATGACTCCGTCCGTTTGGACAAGCACCTGCTCTCCATCCGTTGCGCTAGTTACTGCAAACCCAATGAATTCTTTCGCAAATTCACTATTTGCATCTGAGAGCTGAACCGCACCAGTAGATGTTGCCACATATACAGGTTGAGGAAGTGTGAATCCAGTGATTGTTGTTGACGCAGTCATGTACGATTGATTGCCGTACCCTATGGTTTTGCCTGTTGCTGTTGAGGTTGCAGTGTACGAAGTTGCTCCGTTAAAGGTTGCAGTGCCATTGAAGATCCACGCCCCAGTCACTGTGAACGCTTCAGTCAAATCAAGCCACAGCTGATCGAGCTTGCGGTTTATTTTTGAAACAATCACCAGCGGTCCGGTTCCAGTTGCTGGAGTCGAGCTCGAGTATGCCGTGGTGAGTGCAAGCGGTCGGTTCGGAAGGTCGGTCGTCGTCGATGCAATTTCTGTCGCCGTTGCAATTTCAAGGATACCGCCCACGCTCTCGGTTGAGGTCGCTGCGCCTTGATTCACGCTGTTGTCGACGTACGCCTTTGATGGGATGTCGAGTGTTGATGTAAATGTTGGCGCTGTCGTGTATGTGAGCTTACCGTCAAAGGTGAGTGCGTTCGGCAAGTCCTCCTGTCCGTTGATCACGCGCTTCATCTGATTGATGATCGGCGAGTCCGTGATCTTCACGGTGTCGCCACGGCGGTGTGTCTTCATCAAAGCCGAGCTCGTTGCGTTCGTCAGAGGCCAGTATCCGCGCACTACGTTGGTGCAGGCAGTCCCGGTACAATCGGCAAGCACGAATTCCTCGTTTGCTGATCCTTCGGAAAGGATGAAGCCGTACGTTGATGAGGCGAGGTTTGTCCCTGTTTTATCAGTGCCGCGTATGAGCGTGAAGCTCGTTGCTGAGCTTGAAATGCCCGAGGCGATTGCGTCTTCAAAAAGTGGCACTGGCTCCGAAATCTGAAGCGATGCCGACAGTGAGTTCAGTTGCTCTTCGTAGGTAAACTGGAGATCAAGCACATTCGCTTGCAAACGGTCAAGTCGCGCCTGCATGCTTGACAGACCGACCGTCATGGCCATACCCGCGAAGATCAGTGCGATGATGGAGAGTGAGTTGAGTATATCCTTTTTCATGGTGAATTAATTATAACATTACTCCCTATACTTGCGTGGGATTTTCGACTGCTTGAGTCGGATATCTTGGAACCTAATAAGCGAGAATGAAAAGTACCCGATGCCTTCGTCGCCGGTCGTCGGATGGTTGGTCGTACGGAACCGGATCTGTATTTTTTGAAACTTGTCCTGCCCCATGCTGAGCTCGACGAAGTAGTGGTATGCGCTCGTGCCGTCCCCGCCTCCGCCCAGTTCGTCTTCCCCTATGGTAACCGGGCCAATGGAGACGCTCTGCCCGGTGTCGATGTAGTCGCCGTCCCCTCGGATGTACCCGATCGTGGTGTAGGCGCTGTCGTCAAGCGCCACGTCGACCGCCACGACCTGTGTCGGGGCAATTTCGCCCTCAAGGAGCAGTTTTTTGACCTTCTTGAGCCGGTCTGGGAAGTCCAAGTCCCACTGGTGCGATTCCCACGTTGCGGGGATCACACTGTCGTCATCGTCGAAGCCGGAGAATGCAAGGTACGCATTTTCTGATATCGAGTCGCCAAGGACGAGCATGCCGTCAAAGATGCATCCGTCCGACGAGAAGTAGTCCTCCAAGTCCCACGTCCTGAACAGTTCGTCGTACACCAGCATGCGGTTGTTTGCCGACGCACCGGTTATCTTGCATCCCCACATGACCGTATTGCCCTGTCGCTCGCCCCACGCCTCACTGAAATCGTACCCCGAGAGGTCAAGCTGTCGCGAGATCGATATCGGGAGCACCTCTGCGGTATCAGTGTCAATCGTGAGGAGTCTGATCTGCGGGTCACTCTCCGATGCCGTGTCGATGAAGTAGATGCCGTCCCCGGTCGGCACAGTCCCTCTGTGACTTTGAATACCAATGTTCCGGCGATAGATGTTGTTGTCGGCGTCGGTGTCGTCTGCGGAGAGGATGATGCGGTAAATGGCACGCTCGTGGAAGCAGTAGTACACGTCGTTGTACACCTCGACTGAAATAATCGCCCCGCCTTCGTCTTGGCGGAGCACATCGCCCTCGCCTGCGACGCGCGTTGCACTGTAGTCAAAGTCCGCGATGCCCTCGTCGGTCGTATCTTCCCACTGGTAGTCCGCCGTGATCGCCACGGCTCCGGCCGGTGCATTTCCTGCCGTGTACGTCAGTGTGATCGCGCCGGTCGTGTAGTTGATTGTGCCGGTCGCCACGCTTGCGCCGTTGACGTGAGTCAGTCCTCCGTTGAAGTCGTCAGTGAATTTCACGGTTCCGTTTTCCTTCACCACAATGCCGAAACAGGTGCGCTTTGCACCTCCCGCTTTGAAGACCAGTGTGTCGTTGAATACCAAGGTGACGCCGTCCCCTGTGCCTATTGCTTCTGCCGCTACGCTCGTGTACTTCTCGTTGTCGATCCATGACAGGTACACCGCCGTGCGGTCTTGCTGGAAGTTTGTGCCTCTGCGGTCCCAGAGGTGCATGCGGTTTTTGTAGATGCCAATTCTGCCCCGGTGCGTCGTTGAGAGGAGGTCGGTGTAGCTCCCCGGGTTTGCGGTCATTATTTTGTAAATACTCGAATTCGGGCTTGAGACGAACGTCATCGCGCCGGCGAGTGACTGGTAGTTTGCAAATGAGGCATCGTCGTCCTCAGCTTCTGCTGGGAATAGATCTGTGCCGATCTCAGTCCACGTTCCCTCGACGTCTGTGGCGTACTCTAGCTTGCGCCCGCGTTTTCTGAAAAGGATCGGAGTTCCGTTTGCTTTGTATCCGGTGTGCACGCCGTGGCTTTTCCCGCCAGCGCCGAGTTCCGTGCCGATAACTGCGTACCCACGGCGTATCTCTGTCTTGTCGCCTTTCGTGCGGAAGTTAAGCATCGACGCAGCGCTCCCGACCGGGATCGATTTCTTTTCAATCCTAGTGACCAGTCCGTGTGTGAAATTTTCTACTTGTTTTACAATCATGAGCGATATGGATAGTGAAGGTCGATTTGGTTCTCACCGAGCGGCCTCCTCTCGTGCCGCATTCTCGTCCTTCCTCCCATAGCTCGGAGTTTGAATTTTGTGTCCCACGACACCAATGCCTGTTTCAATTCCCGGAAGGTATTTTTTTGCTCGGGGCTCATGCGGAAGTTGATTTCGTCGCCGTCTATGCCTCCGGTGACCCTGCTTGCTACAAGCCATGGAAGCACCATGGCACGCTTCCCGGGCCATATTGATTCCTGAGTGTCGTCGTTGTCTGCGGTGATCTCTGTACCGCGCTTTTGGTAGAGGACGTACACCGTATCGGTGACGCCAGTCCCGGTGAAGTATATCTTCCACAGTCCGGTTGCGTCGTCGTAGGCGAGGTAATAGTAGCCCTCAGCATCCTTGTACGTTTCCTGCTCGTCAAAGTCGATCGGATGGTAGACGCGCGAGTCGCTTCGCACCGCATCGTCTTGCAGGCGCACCCGGTCAAAGTTTGCTGGAAGCGAGTGCGCAGTTGTGTATACGTCGCTCGAGACGCGTGCAATGGTCGTTTTAGCCCTCAGGAATGCCCAGTCGCGCTCATCGCGCAGTTCCTGATCAGCGTTCTCCAGCATCGCAAAAAACAAATCGTCAGAGACGTTGTCGTCGATCAGCTCTTCAAAAATTGTTTTTAGTTCTGCTCCTGTCATATTATTTTTCTGTCACCATAGGCGGCAGTGCAAAAAGAGACCTGAAAAAGTTTGCCAGTGCTTGCATGAACGATACGCGCGTTTCCGTGAGGAGCTCTATCGAGTAGCGTTTTGCGTACCCGAAGTCGTAGTTCCACTCGAGCACTTTGTGCGTGTTGTCGTAGTGGTCGAAGACGTACCAGCACTTCCCCTCTTCGTAATCGTACAGCTCGACCCAGTGTGAATCCTGCTCGCCGACGTTCTTCCACATCTTCCCTTTGCGCTCCTTCCATGCGAGGACGCTCACACCGACTGGCGAGTATTCGAGTGCCTCCTTGATTTTCGCTTGCTTCTCTTCCATCGTGCCGTTGACAAAGACCCAGTCGTGGCCGAGCTTGTATTTTCTCAGGAATGCCTTCCCTTTCGTCAGGAACGTCTGCGTCATCGGATTCGGCGAGTAGTATTCTTCCCACTCGTTAATGTCTGCACTGAACGGCAGGAGTGCTTCGTCAATGAGTCCAATCTCTGTACGGATGATCTCTGCCACTTTGTGCGGATAGTTTCCTCCCTGAGTCGTCCCAGTTCCTACCCCGGTGTATCGCTCGCTCCAGTTGAAATCAACGCCAAAGACGCGCTTTGCGAGCGTTTCCCAACAGTTCAGCGTGCCGTAGTTTGTGCAGTTGTACGTTTCGAGTCCGTTGCGGTTTTGCAATTCGTCCGGCGGCAAGTACGCCTTCCATCCATGGCCTCCCGGCATCAGTTTCGGTCCGGATATCTTGGAGTTCGCGCCAAGCACCCACTGGTCAGGCGTGATCTCTTCAGGGAGGAAGCCGTGATGGACAATCTTTGCTTTCACACGAGCACGCCCTTTGAGCGGAGGCATCCTTTTTGCAATGGGTCGCTTTTTTCTTTTTTGTGTTTTCTTTTTCATATTAGATACTGTCGATCTTCTTCTCAATCCGTAGGAGCGATTGCTCAATGTTATTCAAACGTTGATCCCGACCTCCCAGTAAGTCCTCCACTTGCTCTCGTGACAAAAAGACCGCCGCGCTTTGCTCAAGCATCCCGATATCTTCAGTGTTCTGCGCTACTCGAGCGTTTAGCATGCCCCACGCTACCGCGACCCCGAGTCCTGCAACGACAAGCCCGCCGACTATCTTCCACAGGAACCCTCCTACCTTTGCCTCGACAATCTCGCCGACGCGCTGGTCGACGTGTTCGAGAATCTGTTCTAGTGACATAGTGGTTCCCTGCATAATTTTTATGGCGCCCCTTGCGCTTCTTGCGCCTTTTGTATTTCTCTGACAATCAAGGCGTTAATCTCGGGAATGTTCACCAGTACCCGAAGCACTTCGCCCTGATTGTTTAGAATCACCGTGCGCTCTTGAATCGTTGTGTTGAAATAAAAGATTGAGCCAGCAAGAGCTACAATTGTGAGTGCTTGGACCGTGACGATTGCGTAGAGTGTTTTCATGTTTTTATTATAGTTGATTTTTTTTTAAATCTGTGCATAGATTATACACAGTTGCCCCTATTCCCACGTTGACTTGTTAACTGAGAGTGGACCAATTTCGATGTAATGCCACGCAATATCGCCTTCGGCGTTGCGTGCACATAGCAGTAACTGATCGTCGTATCCATCATTTCTTGAAACAAACCACAGCACTCCACGCATGCTTTCCCCTTCACAGGGCGGTATTCCAACCCCAGTGTTGAACCACACACCACCGTCGACCTCGGTAAGGCGCCCACTTCGGCGGAGCGTATGTGCTTCGCCATCTGACTCAGCGACTGGCAGTCCAGTGTCGGTCTGCTTTTTTATTTCCTCGATTGCCTTGGCGTCGAGTGGTAAATGTTTTGCGCTCTCTTTTGTGAAGGATTCAGGCGTCTTGCTAGATGCTGGACCACTAAGCATCGGCCCTCCTACAAATGTAGTAAACCCAGCAGAAGTGATGACTGCTATTAATACGGTCAGTATGTAGTGATTGATTTTCATATCTTATTGCACTGTCTGCATTATATCTTTCTGCCAGAACCTGAAAGAATACAATGACCACGCTGGAGCGGCCGCCGTTCCACCAGTTGCTCGAATCACTTGGAACACTGGGTATAGTGCTGTTGTTTCAGGAATAGTGTGCGTGATGCTCCCAACATAGGTCATTGGTCCAGTAAGTGAGTCTTTTATGTAAAAATTCGCTTGTGTGCCACTCACAAATTCGATGCGCATTCTCACAATGACTGTGGTCGTTGCTACACTTGTTTCGAGAATCTGCATGGTTGAATTGAAGCACTCAGCGCGCCAATTTGAAATGGTTGAGCTGGCTATAAATCCACAGCTTTGTCCAACGGCGGGACCACCTGTGTTGTTGCCGAATCCGAAAAACCTAGTTGTTGTTGTTGCAGTGCCTGTGTTTGCCGCACCGACCACTCCTTCAAGTATCGGCGTTGATGTCGCACGCCTATAGTTTTGATGTGAAAGATATAGGCTTCCGGTGTCAGCGGTCGAGGCGCTTGAGAGGTTCACAGACATGCCCGTCGGGCCAAAGTGCCCGCCTGCATTCAAAGCCACAGCGGTTAGCGTAGCATTTGTGACTTCATCGAACGCTATCTTACCGCAGATGTTGTTTGTGTCGGCGGATATTGCGACCTGAAAAAAAGGAGACTCTTCGCACGCAGTGTAGGTCCACGACGACGATATCGGCCCATTGACATAAAGGGTTGACTTCGCGTTTGCGTCATCGGCTCCGATAACCACGCGTGCTCCGTTGTCCGAACTAGGAATTATTGGGCCACCATTCGTTGTTGAGGTCGCTCTGATTGTTAAAAGCGGATACCCAGTTGACGTCGCGACCTGAAAAAGAGGGCGCCCATTGCTAGGCCATGTTGAACTTGCAACGCTCAACAAAGCGAAAGGTGTTGTTGAACCTATGCCTAGGTAGCCAGCACTGTTCCACGCACTATTTGCAATTCCACCAAATGAAGCGCCGTCACGGTACTGAAGCTCTGTCCCTGATCCTCCCGGCGTGCCCCCCGCTCCTCCCTGATCTGTCCCGCAGGAAAATTGCCCAGTTGTGGAGTTATACAGCACTTTATCTGTCGTGCCGTTTGAGCATGAAGTAAGACCCCCTCCGAACCACGATGTCGAGGATGCGTATGTCGTTGAGAAAAGCGTCGAGGTCGCGTTGCTGAATTGCTGGAGCGCAGTCCACGTATTCGCGTTTGCGAGGTTTAGGCCTATCGTGCGCGCGGTGCCTCCGTTATAAGTGCCGGAGAACGTGAGCGTGCCGTTCGTTGCGGTCAGGTCGGCCAAGTTCGAGCCGAGGGCTATGCCCGAGATAGTCGAGTTGGCGAGGCCTGCGTTTGGTATCGCAAGCGAGGAGCTTGCTGCGCTTACGAGCAAGCCTGCGGCGTTGGTGTATACAAATTGGTTTGCCGCCCACGGCGTGGTCGTCGCATTCCACGAGACTGCGTTTACCGATCGCACAAGCGGCCAGTTAAACGTGAGCGCGCTTTCTTTTGCGTTGAATGTGTTCCAGTCGGTGCCAGTGAGGCACCCGAACGTCGACGTGTCTGCGGTATTGCATACCACGTCCACGGTGTTGTCGGCGTCTTGATAAGTTACCGTGATGCCGGTTTCGGTGTTGCCAGTGAAGAAAGCGCCTGCAGTATCGGCTATGTACTCAGCGAGCGTATCAGCTCCCACGAATATGTTCGTAAACCATCCCGTCACTACTGTTGCGAGCGTTGTGCTGGCGTTTGAAAACTGCGACGTTCCTGATGCGTGTATGCCTGCGGTGAATTGCGTCTTGGTCGAGGTCGCCGATCCTGTTACACCGAATCCGATGTCTTGATTGTATGAAAAGTCCGGCGCGTATCCGTCGCCACCTGCTCCACCATCGTCGGAGCCGTCGCACAGGTCGGCCGAGCCAGTAATGCTCACGCAGAAGTCGTCCCACGAATTGCCAGTCACACCACCGAAAGTCAGGATGCTGGTGATGTCCATTGCGGTCGTTGTTGCATTGGTTGTCGTCGAGTTTCCTGCACGGAAATTGCCGGGGAATATAACGTGGTTTGGCAAGGACAGCGTCCATGTTCGGTTTGTTGAAATATCTTGCGCGCCTGCTGAGGAGGTTAGTTGATTTGCCGTCCCTGCAATCGTGAGCGTTGTCGCGCCGAGCGCTTTAGCATCGAGTGTGCTTTGGAGTGGTATCACGTATCCGGTATCGAGTGCAATCGCGGCATTGCCACCTATGACGTAGCGATTACTAGTCACGGTCAGTCCTGTCGGCACCGAAAGCGTGCCAGTTGCGACGGAGCCGAGCAAAGCAGGAAATCCGTTCGTTGTGGTCCAGTATGAAATATGTCCAGCCGTTTCTTGCGAGGACGTACCGACCGTTCCCGATCCGCCTCCGCCGGTGCACGTGCCTGCGCCAAGGATGCCGTTTGCGTCGGTGCCAATGCAGTCCAATGATTCAAGCCCTGTCAGACGCACGTCCTTGCCGTAGGAGCGCTGTGTGATCGCGCTTGATGGCGAGGTCGTTGATGTAAATTGCGGGAGTGTGCTTACGGTATCACCGAGCGGTGCTGATGTATCTGCTCCCTGAGGTTGCATATAGAAAATTGTCCCTGCAACAGTTCCGGCAAGTGCTGCGGCTCCGATGAATGCTATGAGTGCAATCGATACAAAGCCACGAGTCGCTGTCGGAATCCTTCGCCTCCGAGGAGGTACTACCAGTCCGGGATCGTTTGCCTCTATCTCCGGGATCGGCTCGGCTTCCATGTCTTCCGGCTTGGCAATCGTCAGAAATGGCACCTTGTTTATCTTTTGGATCATGCCATTCACTGATTCCGCGACTTTCCCTGCTACCGACTCCATCGTCGCTGACGCCTTGCTGATCGGTTCGAACAGTTTTGCCAGCGCTTCCCTGATCGTGTTGCCTTCCTTACGTACTGCATCGATGACCGGCCCCACATCGGTCTTTTCGGTCACTGGCTTGGCGTCTATTGCCCCTAGAATGGCGTTTTTGGCGTCTACGCTCGCCTGTGCGAGGCGTTCTATGGCTTCTGTGTGGTTTGGCACCTCTATGCCCTGAACCGCTGACAGGACGTCATTTACGGCGCCGAGGATGCGCTCCTCCGTGCCGGTCAGGTCTACTTTTTGCGGTCTTGGCACCTTGACCGGCTCTTGCTCCTTCAAAATCCCGCGAAGCATGTTGCCGAGTCGCTTGTAGTCGATGTCCGGGCCGCCTCCTGCCCCGAATGGAGGGGTTGCCCGATCTTGCACAAGGTATACGGCGTTCTCGCGTCCGTAGACGTCGCTCACGGTCGAGTACCCGGAGTCCGTGTACACGATCGTTTCGATGTCGATGTAGAATCCCTCGCCCGAGGTGTCCGCAGGTACTTGCCAGTCGCTACGAAAACGCTGACCGCCCTTGTCGCTCAAGTTGAGCGTTGCGAGCAGCGTATCGTCGTGCGCGTTTCGGATCTTCGCTTGAACGTAGTACGTTCCGCTATCGAATGGATCCGAGAGTTGCCTGACGACTGCGAATTGTTCCTGCGGTTTGAGTTGCATAGTTTAGTACAATTCTACCAGACGTATCGACGCTCGACACGCTTCGCCTTGCGTTTCGGAGTCTTCTTTTTCCCGGTTTTCTTTTTCATGGCTAGGCAGTTGGCGACCAGATCACCGTGACCTTTGTCTGATTCGTCAGGTCGAGTGTGATGCCTTTGTGGAAGTGCGCGTTCACTTCGATGACGCCGTTTGAGGTCATGAGTGTCGACCCGGTCACTTGGAGCACGACGTTTGCGTCGCCGTCCGAAGGATGGTCAGACACCTCGACGTCGCCCGAGGCAACGTCCGCGCCGATGATGATCCGGTGAAGAATCGCCGCTTTCGTCGTCACGACTTTGTCGGCGCCGGCGGTTGCGAAGTGAGTAATGGTTCCGTATTGCATGTGAGTTGTTGATAGTTAGTAAGTTTCGGGGCAATCCGTCCCGCAGAAGTGACCGTATGATCCGCTCTGCGGGACGGACTGCTGTCAGTCCGTCCTTTCCCTATCGCTCGACTCGGTATGAAACCGAGGTCGTTGCTACTGGGAACGATGACGTTGCAGCACCTGTGTCATTCATGATGCTGAACGTGATCGTGTCCGTTGATGCGGTGCATCCGGCGACGAACAATCCGCCGAATGGTAGATCGTAGTTGGGAAGTGTGACGTGGCACTGATCGCCTGCCACTGCTCCTGTGACGGTGCAGGTGAAGGCATCAGTTGATGTTGCTTCCAGCGGAAGCAACGCCGTTGCTGCGTTACAGGTCCCTTCGATCACTTTCGTCTGACTTGACCCGCTGTCCCCGAGGGTAAAAGCGGGATTGCCTGACGTGCCGTCGAAGACGAGATCGCCTGCGACCCGAAGGCCGTTCACGAAGTCGGTTTGCTTATGCTCGAGCACTGAGCCCGAGAGTCCGCCTCCGCTCGTGAATGAGAGCACTAGAGCGACCACGGCCACCACGAGTCCGAGACCCGCTACGAATCCAGTTGTTTTAGAGTTGTCCATGGTCGTTACTTGTTATCCATTCTAGCGTGAGCTAGAAGGCGTCGCTTCTAATGCCTACGTCGACCAGTTGGTCGGCGCCCTCTGAGAAGGTCTTGAGGCCGAACACCGTCCACGAGACGACGTCCTTACCGATGTATCCGTCGCGTTCCTTGATCAGCATGTTCGGACGCTTTTGGATCACGAGGTCGATCGGCTTGCCCTGACCGAAGAGGTTGTGCTGGATCTGCTTGGCGAGCGTCCAGATGTCTGCAGCCGCGGTGAGCGTTTCCGATACCGCGATGTAGCTGTACCCGAGAGCAGTGACACGAAGACCTCCCGAAATTGCTGCCGCGCTGATGCCTTTCAGAAGGTTCTGATTCGCTGTCGAGAGCGCTTGGAATGTTGCAGAGGTCGTACCCGGTGCGTTAATCGCAGACACGAGATAGCCGGCCGAAACCGCACCGCTCGTTTCTGCTTTCACCTTTCCAGCAGCGTCGATCGAACCGGTTTCGAACGTGAACGTCACGCCGTTGATCACGACAGTGTCGCCGTCAGTCGGGGTCGTGCCGATCAAGAGGTCGCCGGTCCAAGCGAGCGCGTTCGTGCGGATAAGGCGGAAGCCGCCCCAGTAGCCCGAGCGCCCACGCACGCCGTCGCGTCCTGCCTCGTCGCCGAGCATGGATTCACGACCGCCGATGCGCTGCCAGAGGACGTTGTAAAACTGCGGCGAGATCATTGCCCATCGATCGTCCATATCGATGTCGAGCGCGTCGAGCGCTTCGTTCGCTTCGCCGAAGATCTTGTCGATGTTCGACGTAGTGAGCGTGATGCCGTTTTCATCCGTGCCGCCGATGTCACCATCGTCGACGTCTGACGTTGCCGCAGAAAACTGACCGAGGACTTCTCCGTCGATCGTGTTTCCGAGCTTGACCGCTGCGTCGTCGGCATAGCGGTTTGCAGTCGGATAATTCGACTGCATTTCGTCGATTTTGCGGATGTAGAAGGATACTTCCTTCTCCTTGTTAATGACGAGCGACTGGTCGGTATCCGTGACCTCCTGTCGAGAGTATGCTCCGTCACTGGAAAGGTCATTCACTACAAGGTTCGAGCGGCTCGGTCGGTGAACGGTGTCACCTCTCTCGAGCGTTGCCTCTTCCTCCATCGAGACGATCTCGCGGTAGCGATCCGTCTTATAGTGCTTGCGCTGCATTCTTCGGGACCAGTATTCCGGGAATGATGCGCTTACGTTGTTTGCCATAGTTGTAGGCGGTTTAAATAAAGTGGTTAATGAACCGCCGTCAACGTGCCGTTACCTTCGATTCTTCTTGTGGATCTTAATGCTCGGGCCGGAGCGCTTTTCAAGTTCAGCACTGACCTCGTCGAATTCATCGTCCGAGAGGTCTGCCCACGGTATTGAGTCAGGGTTTGAGAGATCGTATCGCTTGCTTGCCTTCACCTTGGTTGCACCCCTGTCGCCAGTACTCTCACCGGTGCGTTTCTTGTCTTTTGGTGCGAGCTTCTCCTTGTTGAGGAGAACGATGTCCCTGAGAGAGTATTTTTGGTACCTCTCGGTGTATGCCAGCTTTTTGACTCTCTCCTTGATACGAGCAAGGTCTTTACTTCGTACTTCAGGGAAGAGCTTGCGAATGGTCTTTTCCGTTTTCGACATTTCGCGGTTGAATTGTCGTTCCTCTTCTTGATCCGCGACCTGCTTGCGCAGTTTTTTGATGTCGTCTACGGAGATCTCCTTACTCATCCGTTTCGTTGCCGCCTTAATGAGCGCCGAGACGAATTCCGGTCCCTTGTCTTTCGGCAAGCCGTACTTCGTCACGATTTCCTGCACGTCATCAGAGTCCTCATCCACGTCGTCGGCAGTTTCGGAAGCGTTTTGCGCTGCCTTTTGTAGGTCGCGCTTCATACGCTTCTCAAGCTGTTTCATTTCCTTTTTGTGTTGCCACAATGGAATGAAGCGCTTTGTGCGACCTTGAGGTTGGTCGTCTTCTTCGTCTTCGTCGTCCTCTTCCTCCTCGTCTTCGTCACCCGCGTCGTCGTCATCTTCGGAATCTTCTTCGTCATCATCCTCGTCCTCGTCGACTTCCTCTTCTTCGTCTTCGTCGTCGTCAGATTCCTCATCATCTTCCTCTTCGTCCTCCTCGCCGTCTTCTTCCTCTTCATCGTCCTTCTTCCCTTTAGATGCCGCTTCCGCATCGTCATCGTCATCAGCGACGGTCGGAATGCCCTCATCTTCCATTTCCTTGAGTATTTCGTCAGTGTCCTGATCGGGAGCTCCCCCCTCGTTTTTGTTTTTACCCATGTCGTTTGGCCTTTTGGTAGCCCGCTGGCACTCGCGGGGATCTTATGGAGCGGATGGGTACCCGCCCTCTTAGTACGGTGTTAGTTTTGGTCCAACACTCAATGACGCGCCTTTCGGCGTCATGTGCTTAGACGATCAGTGTTGTGCGGCCGATCGCCCTCGCCATGACGCCACAAAGCGCCGGCTACTTCGCTTCCTTGAGCGTGTAACCTTTTGACTCGTTTTTTTCAACGAACTGCTTCGCAAGATCGCGGAATCCTTTTCCATGATTTTTCTCCGTGTACGTGCGAACGTGCTTCCCACCTGCGGTGTAAACATGCACGCCTTTGCCTTTCGGCGTGTCGCTCTCTGCGACGTCGACGTCCACCTCATCCTCTGCATCTTCATCCGTTCCAGCGTCACCAGCGAGCGCTGCGTCTGCGAGTGCCTTTCGGCCATCAGCGACGAGCTTCTGAAGTTTCTTGAGCGGTGTACTCTCATCATATCCTTCTTCAAATTCCACCGACTCTGAAAGTACCTTCAGCTCCTCCAATGCTTCCGGTGCGGTGAGTTTGGATGGCGCCTTTGGTCCCTTCACTTCTTCTGTCTTAGCTTTTTTTGCCATGATCGAGTGTCTTTATTTTTTATTAATCGTCGACCTCATCGTCGGCGCTATCGCGTGCATCTTCCTCCTGATAGCGTCGTGCGACCTTGCCCGGCTTTGCCGTGCCTTTCTGTACCGGATTCGGATCCGCCACAGAAACGCCGACAATGTCGAACCCCGCCGACCCGCTTCGTTCATCCTCGCGGATCGAGCGTTGCGTGATGCGCAGGGTCACTTCGTAGGTGCTGCCGTTTTTCCACTTGCGTGCTTCCGGCAAGTATTCGAGGTCAATGTCGAGATGCGGAAAGATCAGCTTTTCCTTGTTGCCACCAATAACTGATTCCGGTCCGTACATGCGCGAGTACGTCTTCCCTTTGATCGTGCGCATTTTTGACTTTTTAGGAGTTTCCTTTGCCATATATAAATTATAGACCCATGCCATGCATGGCACCACCGTATGTTCTACGTTCCTGTGGATTCTTTGGTGTGAGCTCGCGCTCTGCCTCATGCTCGAGCATCTCTATCGCATTCTCTCGCGGTACAAAAATTGCCAGTGCCTCAGTCATCATGCCCCGCTTTTCCATAAGGATCCGGCGCTCTTCCTTCTCGAGAGTTGCGTCATTCAAAAGCACGTCATTGATTTCGCGCACGGTCTTCGTGCAGTACGCTATCCACTTTTTCACGACTGGATGCTCGGCAAGAGACGCCTGTCCGCGTATCTCCTCCAGCATGCGCTCCCACGCATCCATCGTCTTCAAATCAAACGGATGCCACCGCGCGTGCTGTTCACGGACTGCGCGGAGCTTTGTCTGTACCCGGTCTATTTTCGATTTAAGGCGTGCGCTCATGGTGTTACTACTTCGGTTATCTCATTACTAAGTTGTGCCGTCCCCTCAGGTGTGCCGGGAGCTGGTTCGTCTGTTGCTCGAGGAAATGCCGGACGGCTTGGCGCTCCTCCCGGTCTACCGTTCCCCACCGCAGGGTCAGCGCCTGCCATACCCTCTCCCATGCCTCCTGCAAGCTGTTTTTTGATCTGTATCTCACTTGCAATCATGATCGCGTTTTGCTGTGCGTAGGGAATGTGTTTGCGGGCAAATTCGACGAGCTTCTCGTACATTTCGATGTCCTTTGCGGGGTCAGTGCTGAATGTCGTCTTCTGTGCAAAGCGGAAGATGTGCTTCACGAATGCAATGGTCGCGCCACGGTTTATCATCGGCTCCTTGCCCGCTATGATCTCTTGCATTGCCTTTTCCGCCTCGCCAATCATCTCCGTGTCTGCCGTGTCCGAGAGGTCAAGCGCTTCGGTTATTTCGTCAGCGTCCCACTCGCCGTTGATGAGGAGCTGTCGGATTGCCCACTCCGGGTTTATACGGTTCGAGAGGTTTGCGTTCACGAGTATTTTTGCGAGTGTTTCGTCACGCTTCTGCTTCTTGATTGCGTTCTCACGGAATTCCGCTTGTCCTCCGGTTGCTTCCACGTCCCACTCAGGGTTTATGTCTTCCGTGAATGTGAGGTCTGCTTCAACGCCTGCAAGTCCGAGCATCTCGACTGCGGTTTCGTCGTCTAGGTGCTGAATCATGCCCCACAGGAAGCGCACGCCGATCGCCTCGTGGTATTCGGTATAGCTCTTGTTGTAAAGCCCGAGACGGTCTGCCACCTGTTGCAGGTTGCCATAGTAAATTCCCACCTTGCTCTCTTCGCTCTCGCCCTGCGTGTCGCTCGTGATGCCGGTCTTTTTCCCGGTGTACGCGTCCATGAACTGGATCATGTCAATCGATCCGCTCACCTCAGGCGTCTGAAATTCGTAAATGCCGGACGATATCTGCTTGAGGCCTCCCATGGTCGTCGCTTCAACGATGCCGTCAGGTCGCCACTCCAGCTCTTCCGGGTTCGGGAAGATGTTCGGGTCAAAGGCACGCATGCCGAAGTTGCGCTTCTGCCGGTTGTCGAGTGCCTGATTGAAAATAATATCGATCGCAATTGCTACCGGCCGGAGGTCGTCTGCTGGCGACTTTGACCAGAAGTTGAATTCGTCAGGATGCGTGTGCCACGCTTCCCACGGCCATAGTCCCGACTTGTCCATCTCCTTCAACGGCACAATGCGGATCCATGTCCCGGTTTCGTAGTCGAGCGTCACGAGGTAGCGCTTGCCCTTGTAGGTCGTGCCCCACCACGTCAGGTTGAAGACGCTGTCGCCGACGTAGTCGTATGAGTCAACGTCCAAGCCGTAGCGTGAAAAGCGCTCGATCTTGTTTTTGTACAGCTCCTTGTTTTTCTTCTTCTTGTCGTCAGAGGTCGCGCTCATCAGCTTGTTCACCTGATCCTTATCGTAAAAGCCGGACTCCACGCCTTCCTCAAGCTCCCACTCGCCTTTGAACAGGTTAATGCGCCCGCAGAAGCGGTGATTCTCGAGGTGCTCTCCTCCCATCGGCTCTGCGCCGAAGTCGTAGTGGTCTATGATCTCGTAGCGGTTTGCGTACTCAGGATCCGATTCGGTGTAAAACTGGCCGATTCCCACGCCGGAGAATGCAGCAAGCTTTTTCTGATTCCGATCCTTGGCGCCCCAACGCATCGCGCGTTTACGAAGCTCCTTTCTCACGATCTTGTTTGACATTTCGACCGCCTTCGAATCTGCCTTGTCGTCAGGGTTTGAGTAGGTGATGAGTATCTGCTCGTCGATCTTCGAGAGCAACGTGTCAACGTATCCGCCCATGGTAGGCAACGGCACGCTGAAACGTCCACGCAATCTCGGCAATGCTTGACCGTGATACAGGTCTTCGTTGATCAGGATCTCTTCCATGCGCGGTTGCTTGAAGCGGAACGCGGTTTCGATTTGCTTCACGCACTGTCGCGCGATGTCTTCCTTCATCCGTGCAGTCAGTCCATTTTCTTTTTTGGTTTTCTTAGCCATGGGTTTGCTTCTGTGTGCGTACACGCGAGATCTCTTGCAGTGCTTTCCACTCCTCGCTCATGCTCTTGAGCTGATTCTTTAGCACTTTTTGGTCTTCTACTCGTGCGAATACTTCCTCGATGCGTTCATGTTCTTTTTGTTTCGCTTCGGCTACGAGGTTGCGGATCTCCTGCTCGCGCTTTTCGTGCTCGACACGAATGCCGTTCAGAATTTCCATCGCCTCCTTGTCTTGAAAAACCCACGCACCGTTCAGTGCGTACCACGCTTTCATGTGCTTCATCACGCGCTCCATCGCTTTCCATACCGGCTCTTTTTCAAACTTAGTGTGCGCGTCTTCGCCGATGCCTCCACGTCGATTTTCCTTTGCGAGAGCACGTCGCTGTTTTCTGTTTCCAAGGTCAACAGGAATTCCGTGTGCATCAAAATTCTGAAGCGTGGGAGACATTGTTTGCATTGTATAAATTATAGCACCGTGCAAGTTGACTCGCTACCACTCCTGTGCATAGCGTCCGAATCCTCTTGTGTCCGCATTTCTCTGTCCCTTGCCGTGAACCGTCGGCGCTCTCCGGTCACCGCCTTCGTATGGTGTCTGCGGCACATACGGCTTCGGCTTGTATTCCTTCCGGTCCGGCTCTTCCGGCCACGCGAATGTCATAGCGAGTGCGTCTGCGGTGTCCGGGCTTTCGACCCCATCGTCGGTGTACATGTCCTCCTTGCTCTTGAGTGCGATCTTCTTGCTGTCCTTGACCATGTACCTGATGTCCTCCAGCTCTTCAAAGCCACGGTCGCGCTCTAGCTTGCCTCCTGCCTTGACCCATTCGGCACATTTCCAATACATGAGCGCTCGCAGGTTTTCAAATTCAAGCCCGCGCAGTGATGCGTCCGGATCCGGCTTGTCGCCTCCCTTAACGCCACGCACATCCTTTCCGAGCTGTTGCTGAAGCAGGTTCCACAGTCCGTGCCCAATGCCTACGTTGTCGATGCCAATGTTCCGGGACTTGACCTTGTATTTTTGCGCGTAGTGCACGATTTTTGGTGCTACGAGCGTGTGATCGCTCTCCCGCGTGCGGAATACCACCTTTGCCCCAGTAACCGTCCTCACGACGACCACAGTGCTGTTTCTGCCCCCTCCTGCGACGTCTATCGCCATCCTTGGCTCGCCCACCATCGGCGCCTCGTCTACTCCTGCCCGCTCAAGGTCTGCCTGCGTGAGAAGTGGCAGGTATCCGTCCTTGTCCGCTGCGTCTGCTTCAGGGAAGCGCACGTCGTATAAAACTTTGAAAATGTCGGGACGCATTTCGTCACGCACCTCGTCTATAAATTCCTCGGAGATTCTTCCTTCGTCGATACCTTGGCGCCAGTCAATGCGCACCTTTCGGTACGCGGGATTCTTGCTCGCCTTGAAGAAGTGGTTTCGGTAGAAAGGGTTCCCGATCTGCATCAGGAAATTGTCCTTGTACCCGCCGAGCATGCGGATGATGCCCGCGAAGTGGTCGTCCGACAAAAGCGACGACTCGTCGAGTATGATGTTCGGGCTCCCGAAGCCCATCACAGCGTCCAGCACGTTTTTCTTGCTCTTGCCCTGTGCGGAGAGGATCTGCACTCCTCCAATCGAGCCGTCTGCCATGCGGAATGTGAGCCGGTCCTTGCTGCGTTCTCGGCGGATGCGCTCTGCGCTCTCGTTCGGCGGTATTTCAAACTTCTTCGCTATCAGATCGTTGTCGAAGACGTGGTCGATGATGTACCCCATGATGATCTTCGCCTGATCAGCTTTTGGCGCCACAATCGTCCACTTCTCCGGGTAGTGGCTCACGCGCGTCAGCGTCGAAAGCCCCACGGTGAAGCTCTTGCCGTATTGCGTGTACGTTCCTATCCACGAGCGCGGGTCAGTGCGCCCGGCGATGATGTCGAAGATCTCAAGCTGTCCCGGGGTCAGCGTGATCGGGTTTCCGCTCTCGTCGCTGTAGAGCTCCTGCACCAGTTTGTCTGTGATTTCGTTGTAGTAGCGCTTCATGGTTTTTGTGGCATTGAACCTCCGGACGTTGGATCGTCAAAGCCGGATCGCGGCCATATGACTTCGAACCTATCAAACTCATGCGCCTCGAGCGTGTCTTCCACCATCTCCTTGACCATGGTGTCCACCTCCTCCCGGTCGAGGTCGTCCCGGTACGATTTCACAACGCTCACCACAAGCCCGATCGCGTTGATCACAAATTCCAGCGTGTCCTCGCACGTTGCTCGTGCAAACTTTGGCCCGGATACCTTAAGGCGCACGGACCCGTCATCGTAAATGTACCGGCGTATCAAAACGTCAGAGAATGCTACTACCTGCGGGTTTTTTGGATTGTCGCTCATGTCTTTTTTATTTTTACTTTTACCTTGGGCTTCCCGGCTAGTGCTTCCTTGGCGATCGCTGTGGTGCTTGTCAGTTGCTCGCGCACCTTGCCCGCGATCCGCTCTTCCTTCCTCGAGTACTTGCCTGCCAAGTCGAGAAGGTTTCGCACGTTGCCCTCGATCTCGCTCATCTGCTTTTGGTTCAGGTTCGCGGTCAGGTTCACTGAGTCCGGGAACAGCTTCTTGAACATGTCGCTGATCAGGCGCTCGTTTCCGCTCACGATCTTGAGCATCCATATTTCCTTTGGCGTGCATTCCCCAGTTGCTATCCGCTTTGCAAGCTCGGCACGATTGATCGGTGTATGAAAAAACTCCCACAGGAATTGCGCATTCGATAGCTCCTGATAGGCCGACTTGCGCCCACTGCGTGCTTTCTTCCCATGATTTCCGTTGTTCCCTATTCTTTTTGCCATTGTTGTGTTGTGGAATTAAAACCGTGGAATCGCTCACTTTCGCCACTTTTCCACATTGTACCCCTTATTTCCCCTGCATGCATGCGTGTTGCATCGCTCTCATGATTTGTTCTGCGACCTGTGGGACGATC